AATGATCGAGTTGTTATTGTTATTGATAGTATTGGTAACCTTGCATCGAAGAAAGAACTTGAAGATGCATTGAATGAAAAGTCTGTAGCCGATATGTCAAGAGCAAAAGCACTCAAAGGTTTGTTCCGTATGGTAACACCTTACTTGACTATGAAGGATATTCCTTTAATAGCAGTTAATCATACTTATAAAGAAATAGGATTATTTCCAAAAGATATCGTAGGTGGTGGAACAGGTATCTACTACTCAGCTGATAACATCTGGATCATTGGACGTAGGCAAAATAAAAAGGGTACAGAGATTACAGGCTATGACTTTGTAATTAATGTTGATAAGTCTCGTTATGTAAAAGAAAAATCAAAGATTCCTATCTCCGTATCCTGGGAAGGCGGAGTTCAAAGTTACAGCGGTCTTCTTGACGTAGCTCTTGCTGGTGGATATGTTACTAAACCTTCGGCTGGTTGGTATCAACAAGCTAATGGTCCTGATGGCCAAGAGTTTGGTAAAGTACGATATGATCAAACTCTAGAAAAAGAGTTTTGGGATCCTATCTTTGAAACAACAGCGTTCAGCGAGTTTATTAAGAAGCAGTATTCAATTGGTCATAAAGCACTGGTAGATCCAGATACTATTGTTGAGGCAGAATAATGGGTAAGCATATTAAAACAAAAATGGATTACGAAATGATTGACCAACTTGCTCGTGAGTTGAAGCGTTTAGATCCTGAAAACGAAGTACTAAAAAAGTATGCAAGCATGAATAACTTTGAAGGATCTGAATTACGTAAGAGCTTAGCGAAATGATTAACTTAGATAAAGTAAGTGAAGGTATTCATTATGTCCTGCATAAGATGGACGGCGTTGATAATTCACAAGCTTGGGAAGTTGAGTTTCGTGAAAGTAAATATAAAGGTACGATATGCGCCTTTGGTAACGTAAAGTTTGATGGTGTAAATAATAAGTTAGCATTTACGCTAGCTATCCGTCAAACTCCTATAAGTAATTTAAGTGCAGAAGATCCAGAGTTTAAAGACTACGCTGGAATCATTCTTGAAGATTTAATAAAAACTAATTTAGCAAACGGGACATTGATCTATGGTCAAAACGAAAATAACTGAAGAGTGGGTAGAGAATAGAAACTACAGATTAATTCCTGAAAAGGATGATTACTGGCATATTGAAATACTTACAGGCGATTATTCGAGTTGTCATATTAGTTACACTAGCATTAAGATAAACGAACAAACAATGGAACTTAAGTTTGACTATAATCTAGAATACACACCTATTGAATGGGTTAAAGCTGGTGATCCTGGATTAGATAGAACAGCTAGTCATATCTTACATAGTATATTAATGTCTACGTTAAATGAAAACATGGAAGACAAACAAATAGAAGTAAAGTTGGATGAGGAAGAGCCGCCAGCTCCTGATGGAACTGGTCATGGACCAGCAATGGTAGATGATGGATGGGCAGATGAAACTTCTATTCAAATATTATCTACGAGTAGAGGACACAATCAATAATGGTTTACTTTCCATGAAAACTGTGGTAGAATAAATTATGATAAGTAAAGATGATATTGACGCAATGGCTCATACTAAAGAGCAAAAAGAATATTGGGAGGTTCCTATGAATAACGCTGGTCAAATGATAGCAGAGATTAATTTATTAAAAAAGAATGTAAGAGATTTACAAGAACAATTACAGAACGCATATAAACGTATAAAGGAACTATCCGAACGTGAATAATATTAACATCGAACAAACTATCTTGCGTAACCTTCTCACTAACGAGAAGTATACACGCAAGGTAATGCCGTTTGTGCAACCAGATTATTTTGAAGGCGTTTATCAGCAACTATTTAAAGAGATTGCTAAGTATGTTGCGAAGTATAATAAACTGCCAACTCAAGAATCATTTAAGATTGAGTTAGATCAATCAGATAAATTTAATGATGAACAGTATCGTCATGCTGTGGAGATTATGCCTAGCATATTTGATACAGAACAAATTGATGATAAGTGGTTAGTTGATACTACAGAAAAGTGGTGTCAAGATCGTGCAGTCTATAATGCTATCATGCAATCAATTACAATTATTGATGGTAAACACCAGACTCTTACAAAGAATGCCTTACCAGATATTCTATCAAAAGCTTTAGCTGTTTCCTTTGATACTAACATTGGTCACGACTATATTGAAAATGTCGGTGAACGTTATGATTTCTATCATGAGCAAGAGGAAAGGATTCCATTTGATCTTGAGTTCTTTAATAAGATTACAAAAGGTGGTCTTCCAAATAAAACACTCAACATTGCTCTTGCTGGTACCGGTGTAGGTAAATCTTTATTCATGTGTCATGTTGGTGCATCGGCTTTAACTCAAGGCAAGAATGTCCTATACATAACTATGGAAATGAGTGAGGAAAGAATCGCTGAACGTATGGATGCTAATCTACTTGACGTACCGATTGATCAGCTAGAACATCTTTCCAAAGAAATGCTAACCAATAAGGTTTCCACTATTGCTGCTCGTACTAACGGTAAGCTTATCATTAAGGAATATCCTACTGGCCAAGCAAACACATCTCACTTCCGTGCTTTGTTAAATGAATTGAAGTTAAAGAAGAACTTCATACCTGATATTATCTTTATTGATTATTTAAATATTTGTGCATCTAGTAGAATGAAAGGAATGGGCGGTGCAATCAACTCATACTCCTACATTAAAGCAATTGCTGAGGAGATACGAGGTCTCGCGGTGGAGTTTGACGTACCGATCGTATCTGCAACACAGACGACTCGTGCAGGTTATTCTTCTTCGGATATTGGGCTTGAAGACACGAGCGAGTCTTTTGGATTACCCGCTACAGCCGACCTCATGTTCGCACTTATTTCAAACGAAGAACTAAACTCGCTTGGTCAGATACTAGTGAAACAATTAAAGAATCGTTATAACGATCCGACTCAATATAAACGGTTCGCGATAAAAGTAGATCGCTCCAAGATGAGGCTAGAGGACGCAGACGGTGGCTCTGATGGATTAGTTGATGATACTCCAACTTTTGACAAAACAAAAATGAATGAAAGATTTAAGGACTTTAAGGTAGAATAAAATGCAAGATGATAAAATACAAGATGTAGAAAAATTATACAAAAAAGTAATGAACTTCGCAGATGATTTACTTTTTGAAAATGAACCACTCGCTATCGCTGCAGTGTTTAATACAATATCTCTTTCCATGTGGAAGACAATGTTAACTGAAGGCGACTATAACGATATGATTCAGGCAATTGTAGATAACTCAGATAATGTAAAAACGTTGTCTGCTGAGGGAGGCTCGCTGCATTGACGCATGCACGTCTCATCTCATACTCACAACCTGTTCGGCACATACACTCCGGTGAACTCGGTATCATGGGCCTCGACAACACGCAAGACCTCATCGCGTATTGCGCCCGTGTCTCCAACCCACAAAACCAGGCTAACACCAAAACAACGAGAAAGTTACTTGACTACCTCATCAAGCACAAGCACTGGTCACCATTCGAAATGGCAAGCTGCTGTGTCGAAGTCACAACGACAAGAGACATCGCAAGGCAGTTCCTCAGGCACAGATCGTTTTCATTTCAAGAGTTTTCTCAGCGGTATGCTAGCATCAATGATCTTAATAATGATTTTGTTTTAAGAGAAGCACGACTACAGGACGAAAAGAATCGTCAGAATAGTATTGAAGCAACCGATCCAGCACTTGAAGCTTGGTGGGATGCTCAACAAAAGTTTGTAATCGAACATGTAAAGAGGATCTACAATGAAGCACTCGAACGAGGAATCGCAAAAGAACAGGCAAGAGCAATCTTGCCAGAAGGGAACACAGTTTCTAAGCTTTATGTTAATGGCACCATTCGTAGCTGGATTCATTATATCGAGTTACGTTCTGCAAACGGGACACAAAAAGAACATATGGAACTGGCCACAGTAATAGCTAAAGCAATTAGCGCAATATATCCAAAGATAAATGAAACTTAATATAGGTATCAATGGCTTCGGTCGTATAGGACGTTGTGTTGCAAGACACATAATGAGCCAACGTAATGATATGAATGTAGTTCAAATCAATGCTTCAGGCGGTGAAGAAGTAAACCTTCACTTGCTAAAGTATGATAGTGTGCATGGACGTTACACAGGTCCTATACATGAACCTTTGCTATGGACAGAAGAAAGAGATATAAAGAAACTAAAGTGGCATAATGTTGATGTTGTATTAGAATGTACGGGTGCTTACAATAACGGTGTTGAATGCATACATCATACAATAAATGGAGCAAAGAAAGTTGTCATAAGCGCGCCTGCTAAAGAATGTAAACGCACAGTAGTATATGGTGTGAACCATAATGACATACAGAAGCACGAACATGTCGTTAGCAATGCAAGTTGTACAACAAACTGTTTAGCACCACTTGTTAAAATATTAGATGAAACCTGTGGTATTGTAGCAGGACAAATGACAACAATACATAGTTACACCGGAGACCAAAGCACTATAGATAAAAGGCACAAAGATCCTTATAGAGCAAGAGCAGGTGCTGTCAATATGATTCCAACAAGCACAGGAGCAACAAAGGCACTAGGAGAAGTTTATCCTCCTGTCAATGGTAAAATAATGGGCGGGGCAATAAGAGTACCTACGCCAAATGTAAGTTGCATTGATTTAACAGTACAAGTTAAAGAACAGGTTACTGAAAGCATTGTTAATAAACATGTATATGAAAGCACACGTAATGATATGTCTGGCATTATTGGCTACGAGCCATTGCCACTCGTAAGCAGTGATTTTAATACAACAAAAGAAAGTTGTATTTTTGCACCAGAACAAACACGAGTATCAAATAATAATTTGGTTAGAGTATTAGCCTGGTATGATAACGAATGGGCATTTAGTTGTAGAATGGCTGATGTTGCAAACCACATGAAAGGTTTACTTACTATGCAAAAGGTGATATAATGTACAAAACAATAAAGGGCAAAGTATGAGTACTAATTGGGTACAAGACATGGCAGACATGCATAAGAAGTATGGTGTCAATGAATGGTTTGAAAAGAATAAAGATGATAAAGTACTTATGAACAAGTACCTTATGTTTCGTTTGCTTATGTGTCAAGAAGAATTACATGAAACTATGCAAGCTGCCAACTCTGGTAATTCAGAAGAAATTGTAGATGGCTTGATTGATCTATGTGTATTTGCTATCGGTACACTTGATGTATTCAATGTTGATGCAAGTAAAGCTTGGGACGAGATATATAAAGCTAATATGAATAAAGAGGTTGGCGTAAAACCAGGACGTCCTAATCCATTTGGTCTACCAGATCTATTGAAGCCTGATGGATGGGTAGGACCGAACCATGAAGATAATCATGGAGAATTAGATAAAGGTTTGTAATATGTCGAATAAAAAACTTTGGAAGAAGGTAAAGAAAATGGATCTAGGAAATCCCGTAATAACTGCTTTAGTTGGCTTAGTAATATTTTACATTGGACTTAAAACATTCTCAGGTGGTATGAAGTCAATGGGTAACATGGACCACTTACAATTCTTTTTAGGTAATCCGATATACATGTTTATTGGTGGAATAGTAATGACACTCTTGTGGCAATCGTCTTCATTATCAACTACTGCAATCATTGCGTTAGTTGCTTCAGGCGCTTTACCACTACCAGCCGCTGTTGCTGCTGTGTTAGGAGCTAACATTGGAACTACTGGAACCATATGGTTAGCTGGTATCTTTGTATCTGATGGCTGGCCAAAAGGTGATACCTTACGAATAGCTATGGCACACACTGGTATGAATCTTCTGATGGCACTTATGCTGTTACCATTTGTAGGAAGAATAGCACAATTCTTAACAAAATTCTAAGTTATTGTTTTAAAACGAAACAAAAAGGTTTACATTTGGTTTTAACTGTGGTAGAATAGTATCTATAAATGAAGGAGATACTATGATTATAGTTAGAGATATACAAGACGCAATGACAATGAAAAAGAAATTGTCTAGTCTCGCTCGTAGAGCATTTAACCAACAAATGGCCCGTACTCAAATAATTATTGAGTTGCTCGATATTTGTGAAGATCTTGAAAAGAATGTTGAGCGTGAAGAAAAAGCAAATGAAATAGAATTTGAAAAGTTACTGGAGGCATCATAATGGCTTATGTAACTTATAAAAATCGTACATCCGAAAATTATCGTTTTACGGTTAAAACTCTTGATGATCCTGCTATTGCTGGACTAAAAGAACTACTTGCTCATCGTAACAGTTTCATCAAGAACTATCGCAAATCCCCATACTTTGATATTAATCGTGATCGTCCTACACAAGGTGTATGGTGCAGACCACGTGGTCCACGTTTACATCGTTGGGCAAAAGATACGCCAAAAGAAAATGCAACGCATTTTGATGTTTACATTCGAGATTATAGTAGATAGGATATACAAGATGAAAAATTATATGAAGACTATGACAAAAATGAAGTGGAATAAATTATACGAGTACCCGGCGTCAATGCGAACGTCAATTGAAGGTAGACGACACTACGAGATAACCGGTAAGAAGTTGCCGAGTGTGACTACGATCTTGTCTGCTACACAAAG